CCGCCGCCGTGCGGACAAGGAAGGATCAGGCGGAGCCGACGACGTTGTCCGCCGTGCTCGCCTGCACGACCCCGAAGGGGAACCGCGTGTTGGCGTCGGTGTTCAGGGCCGTCACCGGGTTGCTCGTCGCGTAGGCGACCCGCATGGTGACGCGCAGCGCCACCGAGTCCTGCTGCATGAGGTTCAGCACGACGGCGCCGGAACCGTCGGAGATGACGCCCTGGTCGAACATCTTCCAGGTGATGTCCTGCCGCATCCCGATGATCGCCTTGGTCCAGTCACCGGCGATGAGCTCGGCCTCGTCGGCGTCCCAGGATCCGTTGTTGACCTCGGAGACGGGGTAGCCGTACAGCATGCCGGGGCCCGTGCCGTCCTGCAGGTTCGGCTGATACAGCGGCACGCCCTGCTCGGTGCGCATCGCCACGAGCTTCCAGGTCAGGCCCGGCCGGGACGCGAAGCCGTTGATAGCGAACCCGTCCTTGGCGATGACCTCGCCGAGGTTCGCGACGTCGACACCGAAGTCGTCCGCCGTGCCGGTGCGGACCACGTTGCCCGCAGCGACGGCGGACGGGTAGATCGCCGCCGGCCAGCTGGAGGGCTTGTCGGTGCCGAACAGGCCAGCGGCGTCGATCTTCGCGCCCAGCGCTTCCACGATCCGGGGACGGACCTCGTCCCAGATCGGGACCTGCGCGTCGTCGAGGTACGCCTCCGGGATCGGGACGATCACCGCGAGCTCCTCGGCGACCAGCGACACGTTCTTCCAGTCGACGCTGGAGGTCTGCTTCATCCCGGTGTCGCCGCTGACCCAGTAGGCCATCGGCAGGACGTCCAGGACCGGCTGACGCTGCGTCTTGGTCGACATCTGCACCCGGCCGGCGCGCTGGAGGAGGAACGACTGCGTCGGCATCTCCTGCACGATCTGCGACGACACCGGGACCGGGATGAGCGGGTCATCCGAGGAGTCCCGGGTGATGGAGGAGTTGTAAACAGGAGCCACGGGGCGTTACCTCACTTTCAGGCGTGCAGCGGCCCCGGGCCCCGTGGCGTGCAGGATCCGGTAGCTGCGGTCAGTGATCAGGTGTGGCGGCGGGACAGGAACGCGCGGAACGCATCGTTCGGATCCGCGGGTTGCTCGTTCGCCGGCCGCGCGCCGGGCGTCAGCGCCTCCACAGGCCGCGTCGCGGCCGGGGCAGGCTTCGGCTCCGGCGTCGGGGCGCCAGCGGGCGCCTTCGGGTACTTCTCGGCGAGCAGCTTCGCCCGCTCCGCGATCTCCTCCTCGGTGCCTTCACCGAGGAAATCGATCAGGTCGGGGTCCAGGTCGTAGGTTGCGGCGGCGACGAGGCGGGCGTGGCTGACGCGCAGCCGCCCGAGCTCCTGCTCGGCGGTCTCTGCACGCTCGGCGAGCTTCTGTTGCTCGGACTTCTGCGAGTCCAGGTACTTCTGGTACTCGGTGAGCTGCGGCTCGGCCGTCCGGTACTTCGTCCGCCAGTCAGCCGCCTCCTTACGGAGACGAGTGATCTCCTTGCGGGCAGCGTCCGGGTCCGCCCACGGGTCGCTTTTGCCGCTCTGTTGCCCCTGCTCCTGCGGCTTGGCGTCGTCCTGCGGCACCTTCTCCTCGGGCTGCTGGGGGTCGACCTGGTTGACCGCTTCGGCGAGCATCTGCTCCGCTGCCGCGGTGTCGTCGCTGCTGCCGTCAGGCTGTCCAGCAGCCTGCGTGGTGTCGTCGGCCGTGTCCTGCACGGTCCCTCCCTGTGGGCATAAGAAAAGGCCGTGTCCAGCACGGCCTCACCAACGCCCCTTCTGCTGCTACTGGGGTCGGTATTCAGTTGTGCGGCGCCACCAGGGCGCCGACGTCAGTTACTGGAGCTCTGCAGCGACCCGTCCGCGTTCCACGTGTCCGGGATCAACTTCTCGAGCTTCAAGGCCTTCGCGCGGGCGATGATGAACCGCCGCACCTTCTGCCGCTCGGGCTCCCCACCGGTCACGCGGCCCACGGCGCGGATCGCGTTCTCCAGGTCGGTCTGGTTCTTCACTGGGAACCGTCCCGGGCGGGACTGGCCCGGCGCGGGCATCGCCTGCCGCTTCTGCACCATCTGCCGCAGCGGGTCAGCGGAGTAGTCGGCCATGGCTCACCCTTCGGGTTCTTCATCGATCGGGGACGGCTGGTAGCGGTCCCACCAGGAACGGATAGCTCGCTCGGTCCACTCAGGGCGCTCGTCGGCGTGCGCGCGGGCGACCGCTTCATCGGCTGGGGTTGCCAGCATCACCACGCGGGCGCCGAGCCTTTCCGCGACAGCGACGCGGTCACTGGGGTCGGCGAGGGAGCGGATCACGAAGGTGCGGCCGGGATGGTCTTTGGCGGTGTCTTCCAGGCTGCGACGCATCGACTTCGCGAGCGCCCGCACATGATCGGGGTGGTTGTGGCGGGAACTGGACCCGAGAGTCCGGCAAAGCTGGTCGAAGTCGACGACCCGGTCGCCGGGCTGCGCCTGCCGACGCACCCACGTGGACTTCCCGGCGACGGGTGGCCCGCACACCAGGATGACCTCACCCACCGACTCCGCCGGCGGCGAACTCCTCGATCATCTTCTTCCGCTTCTCCTCCATCCGCTCCGCCCAGTACTCGTTCCACGCGTCTCGGGCGGCTTGGTTGGATGTGCCACGGGTTTCACGGAGCCAGTCGTCGTACAGGCGGTCGGCGACCTTCAACAGCGGGTCTTCCGGGTCGAACACCGGTACGGCTTCGCAAGCGCACATGTTGTGGAACTTGAACATGCCGTCGCCGACGAACTTCTTGTTGGCTGTGACGCCCGCGGTCTGCGAGGTGTGGTACACCGCGCCGCGGGAGACCAGCATCGCGCAGAACCCGCACGGGAAGTCGCTGCCCGGCACCCGAGCCCATCCGATCGCAGCATCGTCATTCATGGTCGCCTCGTGGATGACCTGCCGGCCGCCCTCACGCACCAGCCGAGACGACGCTCCCGTCAAGGTGGTGGTCATGACGTCGCGGGCCTGCTCGGGTGGCTTCCCCGCTCTGACTGCCCGCTTGTAAGACGCGATCCCTGTCGCGTTGAGGTTCGCTTCGACCCGGTCGTCGTCGAGGCCGATGATGTCTTCAGGTGTCACTGCCGCGACCCGCTCCAGGTCAGCCCACACACCCGGCACGGTGGTCGGCTCCACCGGCGGCTGGCGGACGGTAAGCGGCGCTCGAACGGGCGACGCCCCGCTTTGAGGGACTTCAAGCCTTCGCAGGTCCACGTAGTACCGGGCCGCCACGTCAGCCGCTGACCGCCGACGATCCCTGATCAGCGACGCGACAGCCATCCGAGTCGCCGGCCACGACTGCCCCGGATCGACCGTCGAGAACATCGCCCGCAACAACAGCAGCAGGTCCCGGCTGAACGTCGTCGCGATGAGCCGCTGCTGCGCCGTGTACCCCGCCGTCAGCGCAGCAGCCTGGCTACTGCTGGACGGCACCGTTCATCCCGGCCGGCACGGTTTCTTGTGGCGGCTGCTGTGCGGTCAAGGCGTGCAGATCGGCTTGCTGGCCGGCGATGAGCTTGCTCATCTGCCCGAGCGCGTCACCCTTCTCCGCCGCGGCCTTCCACCGCTCCACATCCTGCTGAGTGACGCCCGGGATCCGTTCCCACAGCACCTCAGGCGGGACCTGCAGCATCTGGGTGAGCTTCCCGAGAGCGTCAACGGTCTGCGCAAGGGAACGGGACTCGGTGTCCCGCCACACGATCTGCGCGGCCGTGTCCCGCCACCCCGCCTCGTCCCCAGCAGCGAGCGACGACAGACGCAGCGTCTGCTCGTGCGACTCCCCCAGCGTGCTCTTGCGCTCCGCGACCTTGCTGTTCAGGCCATCACGCGCAGCGTTAAGGGCCTCAGCTGAGTTGCAGGTGGGGATGTGCGAATCCGTCACGCAAAACTGGTGGTCCTCAGAATCAACGGTGATACAGCGGACAGGCACCGAAGGAACGGGATCACAGGCGACGATGTAGCGGCGGAACGGAGAGTTGGACTGGCCGTCGCCGTCCCCGAAGTCAGTGCGCTGAAGTGCGGACTTTCGCGCCATCCGGAACACTACGTCAGGCGCCGCCCACGTCATCCGCCAGCACACCCCCTCGGTGCCGAGTTGCTTCGACCGCCACGAGCGCTCCCTCAGCACGACCTTGTGCCCGACAGAACAGACCAGCCGGTAGAGGTCCCGAGCCAGCCGCTCATTGTGCAAGGTGATGGCAACCGACCCCTGCGACCGGTTCACGGTTCCGTCGGTGTCCATCAGGCCCTGAAGCAGCGCAAGCCGCTGCTTCAGAGAACCCGCAAAGTACTCCTCGGGGATGTGCTTGTTCCGCTGAAGGCCAAGCTCAATCAGCCGCCCCCGGAAAGAGACGTTGACGCGCTCACGGGATGCCCCCTCCCCTAGTTCGAGGATCCGGCGGCATTCGGAGCAACGCGCAGGCTTCTCCGAGGTGCCACGAGGGCGCTCATGCCCGAACGTGCACCGATCCCGGTCGTAGCGGATCTTGACCTTGCATCGCTGGGTGCCATCGGAGTACGGCACCACGTCGACGTTCTCACCGCAGGCCCGCAGGTTTGAGGCAAGTTCCTCAGCGTCGTCGGCGTGACTCGTCACCACACCATGAATGTGGTCGCCATCACCGAGGAAGACGCCAAGGACGTACGGGTCGATCAGGTATTCCTTCTCCGGGCCATCCCACGGTTCGGCGACCGGAATGTAGTGGTTGTACGTCCCCATCGAAGTCCGCAGAGTCTCTGCGATCTCCGCCGTCGCAACAACCGACGTCTCCCGCAAGCCACCCTTAGGGCGCTTCCCCGCACGGATGCCGTGCGTTCGGGCACGGTGCAGCGCAACGCCGCGGGCCGGCGCCTTCTGCCCCTGCGGTTCCCATCCGCACTCTGGGCATACCAGGTGCTTGGCCCTTCCATAAGGGTCAGACGGGTTCGCGAAATGCGTGGTGGTCCACCGGTGCTGCGCATCGGCAACGATCTCTGTCCCGTCATCGAACCGCAGCCTGAAGCAGTCATGGTCCAGGAACACCGGCGAAATCTTCCCGACCTTCACGACATCGCCACTCGGCGCGAAAACCTCATCCCCCGGTCGCAACACACCCATAATTTTACGCCCATGAGGCGTCGGAACGGGCGTATCCAGGGCCAATGGGAGATTGGCCATCTGCCCGAGGAGGTTGTGCGGTGGGGTCTGGCTCACCGTCGCGATGTGCCGGATCGTCTCCTCGGCACTCTTGAGATACCCACCGAGGTCGGTCTGGTCGAACTCCCCGAACCGGGTATCCGGGTCCTCAGCTACCCACAGCCGGTCCACCGCCGCCGCGAACGGAGCCCGCGGCCGGCCCTCCTCGTCCTCGGCGACCATCCCGGAGACGTAGCGCTGCCGGAACGCCGCGAACTGCTCCGCCATCATCCGGCCGAAGGTGGTGCTGTTGAGTTGGTCCTGCATGTCGAACAGCGGCTCAACCTCGCCAGTGACGCAGTCGTCGCCGTCCAGGTCGTCGCCGTTCAAGTACCGGACGACCGGCGTCACACCGAGCCCGTGCTCGCTGACCGCGTCGTCACCGTTGTCCAGGACCAGACGGCTGCCGGGCTTTCCGTCACCGACGAGCGTGAACCGCGACGTGTCGTCGTACAGGTACACGACTTGTCGCTGCTTCCCGTCCGGAAGGTTCTCCGCCTTCACCTCGACCGCGTACAGCGGCCACTCATCCTCGATCGGGTCCTCGTAGAACGCCGTCAGCCTGCGGGGCGACTTCGGGGTGATCACCGGCATCGGCTGGTCCGCGAGCCGCCCCGGCAACACCAGCGTGTACGCCACCCCGTACTTCAGCGCGGCCCGATGAAGGCCGTGCTGACGGCCGTCCATCCGGTTCGCCTGCCAGTACTCCCACGCCTTCGCGTTCTTGTCGGTGCGCTCCGGCCGGTACCCGTCCACGAACAGGCTCTGCGCCACCACCGTGACCACGAGAGGGAGGATGTTGACCTTCGCCCGCTTGATCAGCCACCGGTACTCCTGCCGAGCACCCTTCGGCACATACACCGAGTCCTGCCGGCCCCGCATGTATGCCGAGATCTTCTTCAGACGGTGCTGCTCACCCTCACGCAACGCCAACAGCCGCTTCGCCGTGTCAGGAGCCTGCCCCTCGGTGAGCGCCACAGCACCCCCTAGGAGAACCCATAGACCCGGCCAGAACGAGACCGCTTCCCTGTGCGCTTCTTGTAGATGTCGGAGGTGACCAGCAGCCTGCGCACCATCCGCGCGCCGATCACACAAACCCCGGCGTCGATCTTGTTCGGGGAGTCCGGGGACTCCTTCGACACCGACACACCCCACCGGTTCGGGCGCCGGCGCATGTTCGCCACATGCCGTGCGGTCGCCGCGTCCCCGTCGTGTGTGAACGCCTGCTCAGCGATCTCGGTCTCGGCGAGCTCACACGCCATCGTGAAGTCGTACACGTGCGAGCGCATGTCCCACGCGATCGGCTGCGGTTCCTTACCGCCCGGCACCGCCTTGATCAGCAACCGGTCGGCGTACCGCTCCGGCCACGTCACCTTCGCGAAGCTTTCCCACTCCTTCACGTCCGCGAAGAACGCCAGCACCTGCCACCGGTCGAACGCCCGCTCCACCGTCGCGTCGACCACCGGTACCGGCACAACATCGACGGTGTCGTGCGCCGGGTCCGGCTCCCACACCCCGATTGTGAACACGTGCCCGTCCGACACACGGCACCCGATCAGCGCTGTGGCGTCACGCGACTTGGAGCCGTCGAAGAACATCACGATCTCTTCGCCGTCCGACACGATCTTCGTCGCGTCCGTGAGCCGAGCCCAGTCCTGCGGCTCCACCCACGCGTCCTCAGGCGCCGTCGGCCAGTTCAAGTACTTGCGCTTCGAGTCATCCGGGCGGGACCGCGGATCCCAGATCCGCTCCATGATCGGGCGGATCTTCTGCCAGAAGCAGTCCTCGTACACGAACCGCAGACCAGCCTCGAGCGACTCCGGATCAGTCATGTCCGTCGTCGGCGGGGCGATCCGAGCGTCATAAAGGATCTTCGACTCGCCGCGGGTCCGGCCTTCCTCTTGCGCCAGCCACGCGTCCCACGACGCCTCCGCCACCGACCCGATCCCCGGCCGCCACGCGTTGCACGTCTCCAACATCCGGGACCCGGACTTCGTCAGGTTGTCCTCAAGGGTCGCCGCGAGCTCCGGGCCACCGTTCGACGGCTTCCAGTGCTCGGTTTCGTCGGCGACGATAAAGCTCGCTTCGGCGCCCTCCGCCGCGGTCGAGCTGGCGGTGATGACCTCCAGGGTGCCCTCCGGCGCCTTGAAGTACTTCACCTTCCCCGGGTCCAAGCCGAAGTCTCGGACCAACTTCGAGCCCTTCGGGGAGAGTGCCCGCACCATCCGCATCGTGTTCGCAGTCTGCGACTCCGCGGTCGCAGCCACCTGCACGAGCGGCATGTCCACCGGCCGGCCGACGCACCCGCCCGGCGCGTTCGAATCGAAGTCGTAGAGCCGGACCGATGCGGTGAACTCCGCCAAGGCCAGCACCGCGGCGAACGGGCTCTTCCCTGATCCCTTCGCGAGCCGGCGGACCGCGTGATGGAACAGCCAGTTCCCGTCCTCATCAACCGCGTACCACCAGAGGAGGAACCGGATTTGGGACTCGACGAACTCCCACCGTTGACCGGCGCGGGGCCCGTTCGGGTGCTTCAGGTAGTGGCTCGCCCACCTCACGACTTCCCAGCCGAGAGTCAGCTTTGGAAGCTCAGGGGGAAGAGTGACGAGCCGGTTAGCGGGAGAGACGACGCTGCCACTCATCGATCGCCGTCACACCAGCCTGCTCGTCCGGGTCCTCGTCCTGAACCCGCTCGAGCTCGATCCGCAGCCGACGACGGTCCCCTTCCGTCGCCGCGAGCGTACCGAACCCCGACAGGATCGCGGTCAGCATGTGCGCCGACGGCCGCGACTCGAACCGCTCAACCGCCTTCGCCACGATCAACGCCGCTGCCCAGTCCGAGTCGGTGTAGAACACCGCCTGACCGCTCGTGCGCAGTGACTCGAACCAGTCCCGTGCCAGCCCAGCCAGCCACTCCGGCGGCTCCGGCCCGTACACCCGGCCAGTCGTCACCGGGGCATGGTCAATGTCCACCTTGTTGCGGCGGCGACGCTGGTCACTCCGCTGCGGGACCTGTCCACCGTTACGAACACGGGCCATGGCGGTG